TTTTTTATGGAGAGTTGTCCGAGAGGCTGAAGGAGCATGGTTGGAAACCATGTATACGGGTTTTGCCTGTATCAAGGGTTCGAATCCCTTACTCTCCGTTTTTATGCTTCTAGATGCTTTCTATAGCTTCCCAGAATGCCTTTATACCAGCATTCTGGGATTTTTTCTTCCTTTTATTTTCGGTTGTTTTTTCCCTCCTGTGCACAAAATGTGCACAAGCTAAAGTCTCGAAAGTGCTTGTAGTGTCTGGGATACCTGCTCTTTTCTTTGATCTTCAAGAAGATGAGCGTAGACTTTTTGAGTGATCATTGTATTGGCATGCCCAAGTCTTTTTGAAATATAGTTAATGTCAACGTGATTGGCAATCAAATAGGAAACGTGAGTGTGTCTAAGCCCATGGAAAGTAATCGCGGGGGAAATGTCGAGAGTCTTCTCGATCGTCCTTAGATCCTTATTAATTGCCGTGCTCGATAGCATGTTATGCCGTATGCTACGAAATAATAGTTGTTTGCTATCACGATATCCCTGAGCAAGGTAGACCTCTTGCTGTTCTTTCTTGAGACGTAAAAGCAAGTCTGCAAGTTCTCTCGTGATGTCGATGTCACGTACACTTGATTTGTTCTTAGTAGCAGCAAAGCCGCTGCCATATCTGTGATCCCACGTTCTGGTAATGTGCACAACGCGCTTTTTAAGATCAACATGATCCCACGTGAGCCCAAGAACTTCAGAATACCTAGCTCCGGTCAGTGCCCCGGTTGCGATGATGTAGTAAGCAATATGCTCGTAGTCGGCAAATTCTAGGCAGTAATTGACGAGCTTGCGCAAATCCTTTACTTGCAAATATTTGATGATTCCTGCTTGGCCTTCATTACCAGTGAGGACAACGTTATGAGTGAAGTTAGTATATATTATTTGGTCATCGACGGCAGAATCAGCCATTGAGCGAACATAGCCATTCAATTTGCTGACTGTATCTTTAGCCCTTTTTTTGCCAAACTCATTGATAAATGCCTGCCAGTCTGATTTTGAAATTGATTTTAGTTCACGGCTTTCGCCCCAGTAGGCTAATAACTGTTTACGAATTGTTTTATACCGGGCTTCGGTGATACGAGAATGCTTACCAGATTTGTACAGCTCAATCCATTTGTCCCAGTAGTCGATTAACGTTATCTTGTTAAGATCCAAATTTGCACCGCGATTATGCTGACGTTCGACTTCGGTTGCCGCTATATCAGCAGCTTTTTTTGAGGGGAAGCCACCCTTGTTGACATACTTGCGTGTTCCATCATTATCCTTGTAAGAGACACGATATTGCCATTTTTTGCCACGTTTACTAATGCTGGCCATCATTTACACTTCCTTGTGCTACAATACAAACGGGTGCTATCGCACCTAATCATGCAGTCACGTTCTGTTAGGCGTCTACCCATTCGGTGGGGTAGGCGCTTTTTGCGCTATTTTCTCCTTCCTGCTTTTTTCTTGTTAAGTGCCTCGTTTACGTTACTGAGTGGAATATCTTTGATGAATCGTTTTTCTCTAATTCTAGAAAAGGGGACAACGATCTTGTAATTTAGTTCTGCTTTTTCTTTATCACTGAAGACTTCGGTGTTTGAAATGTCTAGGAGAACTGAGTGCTCATATTTTTTGATCGGTTCTCCTTCAAAATTTTTCCAGGTTTTTTCGCCAAACTTATAAGAGCTTACTGTAACTGGCTTCATAGGCTTTACCCCCTACAATCTGTGTGCTTCTTTCATGTTTTGAAGAAGTAGGCGCTTTCTGTGATATAATTAAGTGAATAAAATTCACGCACGGCTCATAAAAGTGAATAATTTTAAAAGCCAGGTAATGGCTTATGTTTTTTCAAGGGAGGTCCTCCAAATGGAAAATGGCATATATATCGTTGACGAAAAAGACGAAGTATGGGATATCGACGAAGCATCGGGCATGTATGGCATGTTTTCAAGTAAGCCCAATATTGGGCCAAACGAGGTTGCTGCGCTTTTGTCTGGTAAGGCCCTTGTTGATCTTTCAGATGGTGAATATATTCACTGGATTCAGCTAACACCAGATGCTATCAAAACAGCCAGATTGCAACAGTAGTTACGTTTGACAGAAACAACTGTTCCTCGACCACAGTGGCCGGGGCTTTTTTGTATCCAGCCAACACTCAGTTAAACTGCTCGACATCTTGATCATCGTCTTGGTCACTAGCACAAGCGGTTGTTGCGCCAGCCAACAAAACAATGAGTAAGATGGCAACTATCTTTTTTAGCATGATGACTCACATCCTTTATTTGGTATGCGATACAAGCCCCACTCTCCGGGTTGCACGGGGACGCCGCTTGCGTGGGGAAAAAGCTTTTTTGTGTATTATCAATTATCAGGATTGTAGTTTCTTATCGTTTTGTGAATGAGACGGATGGCATACCTCTGATAATCACGGTGTCACCCTTTTTCAAATTGACGTTTACCTTCGGCACCTGACCAGCGGACGAATCGGAGCCTAAAACTTCATTGATTTCTGTGCCAAATAGGCTCTTAGGTTGAACAAAGAAGTTGCCGGATGTGCCCGCTGCTGGGGACACTGTATATTTGCCTTTCTTGATATCCTTACCAACGGTCCAATATCCCGTGCCGAGGCTACTGGTGTTTTTCTTATTACGCGATGTTACGGGCACAAAGTGTGCTGATGTCATGCCGGAAATCTCAACTTGGTCGCCTTTTTTAAAGGTGGCTGTTACGGCAGATGTGGTTGCATACTCATCCGATCCCAAAATCTCATTGACGTCTTGGCCGTTTGATTTCTTCGGCTGGTTGAGAAAGTTACCCGTGCCTGAAGTAGAACTGACCGTGTATCTGCCAGACTTGAGCTCCCCTCCAACGGTATATGTGCCAGGAATCAATGTTGTCTCAGCGGCTTTAGCTTGTGCTAGAGTCGCAGGAGTGATGAATATGGCGATTACAGCTACCAAAACTGTGCCCAGCACCAGCAAAAAATGTTGTACTGACAGTTTATTTTTCATAATGAATCCCTCCAAAGCAGCTTTTAACGTCGATCAGGGTTTGGACGTAAGTTTATTTAAATGCATATGACCCGACAACTTTACCAATCACTTCAATATTGTCAGTGTCGTCAGCGTAGAAGTCCGGGTAGATACGTTTGCCAGTTTCTTCATCTACGTCATCATTCAATGACCGAAGGCACAGACGGTCTTGCTCTAATATCAGCTTTTTGATGAATGTCATGTCATCAATGTCAACTACAGCGATCATACCGTTAGTAACATCTTGTGTTTTCTGAACAAAGACAAATTCGCCATCCTCGTAGTAAGGAGACATACTGTCACCGACAACTTTAAAGCAGTAATCGTAGTGAGACGGAATAGCACTGTCTGGAATCTTTACTGTGTCCATTGGTTCATAGCGATCATCATTAAAGGCACCATATCCAGCGGCCACAATACCATCGACCTCAACATTGAACACTTGCTCATCAAGATTACGTTCTGCATGTGCCTCATCTAAGCTGACAACGTTGTCGGGGTTCTGCTGCTCATTGAGCTGCTTTTCCGCGTACGTGTAGACTTTCTGCTGACGTACAGGGTGAAGCTTCCGCATTGTATTTGTAGTTTTCTCAATCACGGTGTTGTCAACACTCTTCGACAAGTCTTTATTCATCATGTCGTCTAACTTTACACCGAACATATTGGCGATATCAGCAAGGATTCCCGCTTTTGGAGTATACTTGCCAGACTCCCATTCACTGACGGTAGAAACGCTTCGGTGGATCATTTCAGCGAATGTCTGCTGATCATATCCGCGTTTTGCGCGCAGATACTTTAGATTTTTTGCAAACATGTCAAGTTCCTCCTTATTTATATGGGAACATTATAACACCACTTCGGAAAAACGGAAATATATTTCCGAATTTAATTTCGGAAAAACAGAAATTTATTGTTGACTTCGGAAAAACCGAACCGTATTATATAGACATAAAGAACGAAAGGAGGAAACAGCAATGAACGAAAAATCCGAGAAATTTACGCTTCGTCAATGGCGCGGAATTCGAGATATGCGAGTCAATGAGCTGGCGACTGAGTCTGGCTTAACAGTGAAAACGATTAATAACTATGAGCGTGATATTGATCGTCTTCGCGGAGCCAGTTATAAGAACTTAGAGGCTATTGCAAAGGCTTTAGGGATTTCGGTTGGGGATATTTTTTTGTCACCAACTTCGGAAAAACCGAAGTACCCAGTAAAGGAGGCGGTATAGATATGAACGAACTACAACTATTTCAGTTCGAGGATAACCAAATTCGGACTGTCAGCTCCAACGGCATTATCTGGTTTGCTGCTGTCGATGTGACAGATGCTTTAGGAATTAAAAATCCGTCTGATGCTATCAAGCCGTTAGACGAAGACGAACGGACTAGATTTAATCTAGGTCGTCAGGGTAGCGCAAATTTCATCAGCGAACCGGGGCTATACAAACTGATTGGTGCTAGTCGAAAACCAGCGGCCAAACGTTTTAACCGTTGGGTAACGCATGAAGTTCTCCCATCAATTCGTAAGCATGGTGCCTATATGACGCCTGAAACGATTGAGAAGGCCATCTATAACCCAGACTTCATTATCAATCTGGCAACACAGCTAAAGGATGAACAAGCCAAAACAGCGGCACTTACGGCTGATAACGAAACAATGAAGCCTAAAGCGTTGTTTGCAGACGCGGTAGCCACAAGTAACACGACTATCTTGGTCGGTGATCTTGCAAAAGTGCTCAAACAGAACGGAGTTGACATTGGTGCCAAGCGCTTGTTCGCATGGCTACGTGAGCAAGGATATTTGATCAAACGGATTGGTGCCGACTATAACTCGCCGACACAACGCGCGATGGAGCTAGGCTTGTTCGAGGTAAAGGAAACGGCGATCAGTCACTCGGACGGCCATGTAACAGTTCAGAAGACCCCAAAGGTAACCGGAAAAGGCCAGCAGTATTTTATCAACAAGTTTCTGCAAAAGGGGATGACGGTATGAACGAAGAAAACAAAAAGCCCCGCACTGATATGGGAAGTACGGAGCTTGTCAAGCAAGCTAGCATATCTTGATTAATTAGAAAGGCCGTTGATAACTATGGTAATTATGAACATCATGCTCGCAGTTTTTTGCTTTGCAACAGCGATTGGAGTATTGCCTGTAATCGCTATCGCGGTTTATTCCATCGTTAAATTCCATGACTGGATGTCAATTCCGGGATTGATAGCATGCGTTTTTGGTGTACCGGCCATGATTATTGCTGGATTATACGTGCTGCATACGCTGTGAATGTTTTCTTAAACACTCCTCTAGAGGTAATAACCAAGAAGGTATGTTTCATCAGACCGGGATCGAAAAGATGGCGCATGCCTGACGCTTGAAAGCTCAAGTTTAAATCAATAGCGGAATATCCATTCATATTTATAGGAAATGTATCAAGTTCCGGTAATCCTACCCACTTATATTCGCGTTTGCCAAGTGCCATTCCGCCAGCATTTCCAATGACAAGTTTATCTTCTTTTGAAAGCTTTTTGAAGTACTTGCTGGTTTCATCAATCGGAGCAACATATCTGCTTGACCAATTTGGTGGGAATAACCCCTTGATGGTGTCTTCACTACCATCCTCCAAATAATACATTGCAATAATCGCTAAATTGCTAGACGAATGGTTGACGATAACCATATCCATTTTGACAACTTGGGCTTCTTCTAGGACTTCAAAATCAGACAGTATTAAATTAAATCTAACTCGTGAAGATAAATATCTTTTTATGTGGTCAAGAAGCAAAAATGCCACAGTAATAAGGGTAAATGCAAACGTTGCTATTTTAAAGAATTCGTTCATCTAAATCACCTTCCTTCGGTTTCATTATCCGTCAGGAGGCGATCACAGGAAAGGAGGAAACGCCATGGAACTGTTACAAATTGTCGAAAATAAGCAGATTTCAAGTAAAAAGTATTTAGCGGTCGATGAAGAAGAACTGACAAAGATGATCAAGGAGAACCAAGAGTTAAAACGCAAGCTAGCAGCACGAGGTATGTGGACGCTCACCACCGCAACAAGCTATGTCGAAGGGCATAACAACACGTGGGTAGTTAACAATATCTTGAACGTCCCACGCTTCCACAAGTTCTTGCAAGATACCGTGGTTTCATATCCACCGCCTGGCAAAAAGGGGTATCTGTTTAATCCGAAACCATGGCTCGACTTCTTAGACAAATGGTTCCCAGAGATTTCAAGATCGCTTAGAGAGAAGGGCAAATAATGATTGAATATTTACTAATTGGTGGTGCCTTCGGCGTGATCATTGGTCACTGCTTAGGCCACAGCGGAAATTGGAGGCAGTGGATTGAATGAAGCAGAGCGTACCATTGGTGATTTGATGAACGAACACAATAAATTGACGTTAGACATTATGCGTGGCAACCACACACCAATTGCAAAGATGTTGCTTGCCGAGAACGAGAAGCTACGTGCACGACTAGCGAAACTAAGGGGATGACATGATGACCAATGAGGAATACGAACGAATTCTAGCCGAAGCGAACCGTCAGATCGCCAAATATCACAAGGTTGCTACCGACTATGGGACGAACAATACAGACCCTCATCAAACGTATGCGATGGGTCAAGAAGATGGTGCACACGCAATACTGTTCATTATCAAACAAGCCATGAAAAAAGCCGCTGGCGTCCAGACCAACGACTGATAGAAAGGAAAATATTATATGTCAGTATTATACGACTTAACAGACAAATTGACCAGTTTGCAACGACTGGCAGAAAGTGGCAAGGCTGATCCAAAAGCTATTGCTGACACGATGGAAATGGTTGAGGGCGACTTTGATGATAAGGCGGTTGGCTATGTCAAAGTCTATAAATCAATCGAAGCAGACGTCAAAGAAATCGATGCTGAAATCAGGCGTTTGCAAGAACGAAAGACAAGTGCCAAGAAAAACGCTGCGACAATCAAATCACGATTGGCGCAAGCGATGGTTGAAACTGGTCGTGAACACATTCATACACCACTGTTCAGTATTTACACTCGCAGAACAGTGAGCGTGGAAGCACCAGAAGACCCGAATAAGTTGCCACCAGAGTTCATTAAGACCACGTTGACGGTCAACAAATCCGACTTGAAGAAAGCATTACAAGCTGGCCGTGAGGTACCAAATGCGCGACTGGTTGAGAACATTGGACTGGGGGTGCGGTAGATGCAGCCAATTAAACATGCATCTTCAATTGATCGAACAAAGAACTGGCGAGTTTTGATTTATGGAAAGCCTGGTGTCGGTAAGACGTCAGCTATCCGCAATCTTAATGGCAAAACACTCGTGCTAGATCTGGATGACAGTTCAAAAGTGCTATCTGGTGCACCGAACATCGATGTGCAACCATTTGACCGAAGTAAGCCAAGCAAAGAATGGAAAGAATTTCTGAAAAATCTGGCTGAACGTGTTTCCGGATATGACAATCTGGTGATCGACAACGTATCAGCGTTCGAAAAAGACTGGTTTGTCGAGATGGGCAAGCACAGTAAAAACGGCATTGGCAACGAGCTTCAGGATTACTCAAGATGGACAAATTACTTTGCCCGTATCATGACCATGATCTTCATGGACGCACCAGTTAACGTGCTAGTAACCGCTTGGGAGAACACACGAGACATTACAAGCGAAACTGGACAATCGTTCAGCCAGTATGCACCAGCAATTCGTGACAGCGTACGTGACGGGCTATTAGGCTTGACAGACGTTGTGGGACGCGTGGTAGTTAATCCCAAGACTGATGGCCGTGGCGTCATTCTCGAGGGAACCGATGCAATCTTTGCTAAAAACAGATTAGACAATCGAAAGTTAGTGCCAATTAAAGAGCTATTCAAATTTGGAAATCAGGAAAAGTCAATTAAACAGGAGGACTAAAACATGGCTATCACAATGGACTACTCACAAGCAGCAGAAGGAAATGGCGACATTCAAGATGGTGTATATGAATGCGTTATTAACCGCTTTGGATTTGATAACTACAAAGATCGCGAGTTTATCAAGTTCGACCTAATCGTACGCAATGACGTTCCACAGAAATATCAGAACAAGCATATCTTCGACAACCAATATCCAAAGAAAGACACCGGAGAGTATGCAATGGGATACCTATTCATGATTGGCAAAAATGCTGGCATTCCAGACCATAAGAAGTGGGCTGATCTTGCGGCGATGCTTGCAGATTTCACGGGTCATGCCGTTAAAGTTACCGTCAAAAATGAAGAATACAACGGTAAAACCTATCCGCATATCAAGAAGTGGGAGCCAACAGCTTTCCCACAGATTCAGCATCGTTGGAAAGATAGCAAAGCTGCATCTGCTTCAAATTCTAATCCGTCTTTCGGTACACAAGCACAAGCAAACCAAACCAATGCAGCCGATCCATTTGCCAACAACGGTCAGCCAATCGATATCAGTGATGATGATCTTCCATTCTAGGAAGGCGGTGTCGATCATGAATGAAAGCCCTAGTTACTATGCCATCATTCCAGCAGGTGTGCGCTATGACAAACAGCTACCACAAGGAGCAAAGCTTCTGTACAGCGAGATCACGGCACTCAGCAGTAAGAGCGGCTCTTGTTGGGCGAGCGATCAGTACTTTATGACTTTGTACGAGGTAGGTCAAACCACTATACAAAGATGGCTACGTGCTTTAGAAGACAGCGGATATATTGAACGTCATGTCAAATACAAAGACGGTACCAAAGAAATTGAAAAAAGGTATATCAAAATTCGTACAGACCCTATGCCCGAAAATGGTAATACCTATAGCCAAAAACGGGTATACCCTATGCCCAAAAACGGGCAAGAGAATAATACAAGTATTAATAAAAACATACGTGCATCCAGCACGTTAGAGAGTGACTTTGAAAAGCTATGGAAACTGTATCCAAAGAAGATCGGCAAGAAGCCGGCGTTAGCTGCTTACAAACGGGTAATTAGTAGAAAGAAGAACCCTGCTACCAACAGACAAATTCAGGATGGCATTGTGGCTTATCGACAGCTAATCAATAGCAAAGGCACAGAGAAGCGGTTTGTCAAAGACGGTAGTACTTTCTTCAACCAAGAGTCATGGAACGATTACCTTGAGGTCGTAAAGGAAGAACGAGATGAGCAGGAAGCTCGAAAGCCTAAGTTCGATCCCAAGAAAACTGCTATTGCGATGTATATCGACTACAACAGTCCTGAACGAGTGCTTGAAGAAATCAAAGCGCAAGGTATTCCGATCAATCCAGAAGATGCTAAACGTTACATTGCTGAATACGATGAACGGAGGCAACAAGCTTGACAAAAAAACTTTATGACCCTAGCAATCCTGAACCACATGTCATGTATGGACTATATACGAAGCCGGAACTCATCAAGTCTGAATGGATTGATCCTAAATGGTTTAACAGCCAGCAATACGCTGCAGTAGTTGCCTACATGAACAAGTTGCCAGGTGACGTCGATACGCTGGAATTGCAGGATGGTTTCGATACAGCTCATCCCGGCGTGATGTCAGCAGCAGATTGGCAATACATTATGACCAGTGATTTTGGCACCTCACGTTTTGACTGGTGGGTTGGCAAGCTAAAGCGGGACTATTTCCGTAGTCAGCTCATTAAAGCAGCACAAGCGTACTCGGAAGAACCAAGCGAGGACAATCTTACCGCGATGATGGTTGCCTCACAGAATGCTACTGCTGCCAGTCAGACGGTAACTGAAAGTAGCATTGCAGATTTGGCAGCGGCCATGGAGGACAAAATGTTACACGGTGCTACTGACAATGGGATTAAAACGTACTTCACTCTTAACAATATTCTTGGTGGTGGCTTGATGCCGGGACGTTTGTTGACGATTGGTGCGCGCCCTGGTGTCGGTAAATCAGCATTCGCGGTCAATATCATCATTGAGGCTTTGAAACAGCAACCGGAATTGACAGTTGATATGTTTTCGCTTGAAATGTCAAATGCAGAAAACTACAACCGCTTGTTGGCCTGCAAGACTGGCATCAGTGCTGGTAAATTCATCAACCCGCAGAAAAGTCTAAGCGATGCTGAGAAGGTTGAGGTTGAAAAGGCGGGAAACGTCCTTAAAGACTATCACTTGCAGCTTTACGACAAGCAGGTGGAATTACCGCAGATCGTCAAAACAATGCGGCAGCGAGCCGCTGATGCAGATAAAGGATACCTTGCGATTGTTGATTATCTTGGGCTGATTGGTGTTCGTAGCCAATCCGATCGCCGTCTGCAAATCGAAGAGATCACCCGTCAATTCAAAGTGCTGACCAACGAGCTTGGTATCCCGATTGTTTTGCTTAGTCAATTATCACGAGGTATTGAGAATCGTCAGGACAAGCAACCGGTACTATCAGATTTACGAGAGTCGGGATCAATTGAACAAGATAGCAATGCGGTTGGATTCCTTTGGAACAGTGATCGGCAGAACGAAAAATCAGATATCCGTACTGTGACTTTAACAATTGCAAAAAATCGTGAAGGAGCACTTGGCAGCATTGATTTTCGTTTTTTCGCACCAAAGTTGCAGTTCAAGGTGGCGTATTGAAATGGCTTATCCAACTATGACACTTAAAGAGTTCAATGAGTACATGCAGGAGGGACATTATCAATACTCGCTGTTCGTTATTCTGCAGCTTGATGAAGCCGCGGAATATCTAAAAAAGGCGCAACAAGCCGATACTGGTATGAAGAAGTTTTGGTGCCAATGGGCATACGTGACATTAGTCAATGCGTTAGAGACGGCTGAGTCAGAATATTATGGGGAAACTAGTGCATATTTACCGACAAAAGAAACTGATCCAGTAACGCGAGCTTATTGTCAAAACACATACGACATTTGGCGAGGATACTTGCAAAAGCTAAACGTGAGTTTACCAGAACAAAAATTTTGAGGAGGCAAAAGCATGATTGAGCACAAGGACGTGAAACCAGCGTGATAAGGCTAACAATACCCGGTGAACCGGTTGCTCAAGGGCGGCCTAGGTTTTCTCGGCGAGGAAAGTATGTAAGCACGTATGATCCTCCCAAATCACGTGGCTACAAAGAATACATCAAGCAGATTGCACGTCAGGAGCTCCATATTGAGCCTCTGACGGGTTCTATCAGGATAAACGTAAAAGTATACAGAGGTATTCAAAAATCCGGTAGCAAGCTTACTAGGCGGAAAAAACAGGACGGCATCATTAGACCAACTGTTAAGCCGGATACAGACAACTATTACAAAGCGGTGTCTGATGCGCTGACCGGGATTTTGTGGGAAGACGACAACCAAATAGTCGAAATCCATGTTGGCAAATGGTACAGCGATCAACCACGTGTTGAGATTGAAGCAGAAGAGATCGATTAAGGAGAAAATTATGATGAATAGCATACGAATTCAAAACGGCAAAGTTTTTGTGAATGGCATTGAGGTTGGACAGGTTGAAAAGATCCACTTCAAAGCTGAGGCGAATGACCCTGTAGAGGTTGAAATGAAGTGGTTAGTTCCTGTCAGAGGCCTAGATGTTTCTGTATATCAGCCTGAACCACGCCAGCAGCAGCCTGAGGTCGATGCTAAGCAACAGACAATCAACGACCTTACATCACAGTTAGAAGCCGCCAAACAGGCAAACAATGACTTATCACAGGCAATCAAAGACGCGCAGAGCATCAAGGACTATTCAGATCAGGCTGTGAAGTCAGCAAAGGGACATTAGGAGGCCAATTAATGAGATCGCTAGAGTTATTTGCAGGGATTGGTGGCATCGCATTGGCTGAACAAATGGCTGGAATTGAAGTGGCCGGTTTGTGTGAGTATGCAGACTATCCTCGCACGATTTTACAGAAGCACTGGCCGGATGTGCCACTTTTTAAGGATGTGACAAAACTTGATCGAGAAGAACTCACAAATGCAGGAATCAGTCCTGACTCAATTGACATTGTTTCCGGAGGATTCCCTTGCCAGCCTTTCAGTATTGCCGGGCACAGAAAAGGCACGAAAGATGACCGCGACCTCTGGCCAGAAATGTTTAGAATTATCAAGCAAATCTGGCCAACTTGGGTTGTTGGAGAAAATGTTGCTAACTTCGCAAACATGGAACTCGACAGAACGCTTTCTGACCTGGAAGGCGCGGGATACCAAGCACGGGCATTTGTATTACCAGCTTGTGCCGTCAATGCCCCGCACCAGCGGCTCAGAACATTCATTGTGGCCCACGCCGACAGCAAGCGATACTTTTACCGCGAACCTGAAAAGCAGCCAGCAGAGGATAGGCAGTCGCCATTCAGTAACGTTGCCACAAGCGGTGAGAATGTTTTGGCTAACTCCGACGGCAACAGATGGGAAAAGAGCAAGCCAGTTTTCAAGCAAAAGTTTAGCCAAAGGAAAAGTGAACGGGAACCTAGCACAACAAGTAGCACACCAGCAAAGTGGCAGCCTGAACCCAGCGTGGGTCGAGTGGCTGATGGGGTACCCAATCGGTTGGACAGAATAAAAGCATTAGGCAATGCAGTAGTGCCACAGCAAATACTGCCAATATTTAAAGCAATCGTTCAAATTGAGGACATTAAAAATGACTAAAAAAATCGTGTTTACGGCTGATATTGTTCACAAACTGTTAGGTGTTCGTGAAGCTCAACAAGCCCCAGCAGCATTGATGAAGATTGTCATGGATCAGCAAAGGCGTAACGAGCTTTTTAAGCAATTCCTAGATGTCAGCACAGACGTATCGCATGACTGGTTCTCAGAATATTTCATGAGCGTTCAAGCTGACCGCAAAGACAAGAAACAAGACTTCACCCCTGAAAGCATCAGCATGCTCGTGAACATGCTCGTTGGATCGAACGACAGTAGCGAGTATTACGAGGTTGCCGCTGGGACTGGATCAATGATGATTCAACGATGGCAACAAGACCGTTTGAAGCACAAGCCGTGGGATTACCGGCCAAGCATGTATTTTTATCACCTTGAAGAGCTTGGCGATAGCACGTTGCCGTTTTTGATATTCAATTGTGCCATTCGCGGCATGAACGCAACAATTGTTCATGGTGACAGTCTGACACGTGCTGCTAGACAAGTATATTTCATTCAAAACGATGAAGACGACTATTTGCATTTCAGCACAGTGAATGTGATGCCGCATAGCAAAGACGTTGAACAAGAATTTGATATTCGACAATGGCTAGAGCCTGAACAAAATCACATTGAATCAACAGAGATACCCGCAAGATACAACGAAGCCATTCAGAAATTAGCAGCGGGAAAGGAGGATAAACTTGAAGAGAAATGAACAGTTATTTCAGACCTATTTCAAAAAGTGGATTGAGACATACAAGCAAAATTATGTGACGCCAGTGACCTATCGCAAGTGGGAGAACACCGAGCGAATGCTCAAATTGTTGGCACCACAACTAAAGGTGACACAGCTTACCCGCAGAAGCTATCAGCAGATTCTTAGCCAGTATGCAGAGACGCATGAGCATCAAACATGCATGGACTTTCATCACCAGCTAAAATGCGTGATTCAGGACATTCTAGACGAAGGACTGATCAAGCGAGATCCAACCTTGCGTGCAGTTATTGGCGGCACTAGACACAGAGAACACAAGATTAAGTTTTTGCAGCCAGAAGAATTAGAGAAACTTCTCCAAGATCTCAATTTGGGAAAAGAGCTGGATTACGATTACATGATTTTGCTGCTTGCCAAGACGGGATTGCGATTTGCAGAGGCTCTTGGGCTAACACCGGCAGACTTCGATTTAGACTCTTTGACACTAAGGATTAACAAAACTTGGGATTACAAAAGCGCAACAGGTAAGTTTGCCCCTACAAAAAATAAATCATCTGTGCGAACGATTGCGCTTGATTACAAAACTGCAGCAAAGTTTGCAATGCTGATTCAGAGTTTGCCGAAAGATAAGCCGATCTTCGTACCAGACGGAAAGCGTATATACAACGAGACAATTAATGACATCTTGAAACGTCATTGTGAGAATGCGGGCATTCCCGTCATATCGGCACATGGATTGCGGCATACACATGCATCGTTGCTGATTGGCAAAGGCATCAACTTACAGGCTGTCGCAAAACGCTTAGGGCATTCCAGTTCACTGACAACGCAAAAGGTATACATTCACTTGCTCAAAGACACAGAGACATCAGCTGATGCTAAGATTGGTCAATTAATGGCCGCGCTGTGAGGTGCTAACGATGACAACAGGCAGGATAAATAAGCATTGGACAAAAGAAGAGCTTGAACGATTTAACGATGAAGCAATACTGGCAGCGGATACAAATGCTGTTCTTAACTTTGACGAGTTAGCGGAAATGTTTGGCAGAACGGTGTCTGGCGTGAAACATGTTGCAAATAAGCTAAGGCGCGAAGGAAAGATGCCGAAGTATGACAGAAATAATCAGCAAGACAAGTATCGCAGTTTTTACTCGGAAAAAGAGAAAAAAATGATTGCCAGTTTGGTAGCAGATCACTACTCATTTGAAGAAATAGCAAGGATAACAGGAAGAACAAAATTCAGCATTGCGCATTTTTGGAGAAAGCATGGACATCCTTTGGCAAGATCATGGTCATCTGAAGAAGAATCGCTTTTGTTGGACATTATCAAGTTTGACCGATACGGGGTCGTTACGAACTATAAAGAACTTCAAGAAATTCTAAACAGGCAATACAATTCAATACGCGTCGAGGTCTACAAGCTTCGCAAACGCGGAAAGCTTCAAAGAGCAGAAAGAAATGGAATGCCCGAGGAGAAGCGGGAAGAGTTCAAACGATATGTACACAGGTTCTTCGTAAAAAGTGTGTGAGGAGGCCGACCAATGAAAACAGGAGACGACACGTTCGATGACATCTACATCAGCAAAAAGACTGGCAAGGTCGTAGGCGTCATGTACGAAGGTTTGGACTACAAGCTAGTGCCAATCAAACAGGAGGACGAAAAATGAGCGAAGAGAAAATATACCTTATTAAGAACGATCATGGGGAATACTTGACCGTTGAGCGTACGGCACCTTGGTGGAACAGTCCGGTAGGAACCGCTGTAAGAAATATTGATGTTGCGCTTGCATGGGCGGAAAAGTATGGCGGTCACGTTGTCACGCTTGTTGAGGAACCTGAAAAGGTAGTGCTAAGCAAGGAACAAGCAAAAATCGTTGAAGAGGCAAATAAGTATAAATTTCCAGCATCCTATATTTCCATGAATACTGATGATTATGATGGCTTAGAAAAGCTACTGATGAATGCTTACGTCAACGGCTACACCGTGGCAAAGGAGAAGAAGTATAACGTCAAGGTGCCACATACCAAAGAGGTTTGGTATTACAAGTCCGGCGATACAGATTTGTTAACGATTTTCCCAGCGGATAAAGAACTTCGTGGCAAGTTCACTGAATCAGAAATCGAGCATTACGGCTTGCAAGACTGTGAGAAAGAAGAGGTGACTGACGATGATGATTAAGCTAGACAGCGGTGACTATGTAAACACTGATTTTATTGAACGATTGTGGATGATTAATGAACATGACGGCTTCATCAGGCTTGCTAACTCTCCAGACGTCCCTATCAGTGAAAACGATCGTGGCCTTATTCTAAAGGCGATGAAGCCAAAGATTATGCTTACTTTAGGTGAATCTGGGAAACTCAAGCCGACTATTTATCATGAAGGTGGAACAGATTATGGTGCCATGGCATTTTCACCATTAATTCATGACCATGAGGTGACTGACGATGAGCAATGAGACGAAGCGGGACGTGTTTTTACAGCTTGCTAAAGAAAATAGAGACCTTAGGATGTATGATCCCGAGACCATTGAGCCTAAAGAACTAATCGAACAAGACTACCAAGATTGGATTCGTGAATACGATGCCGCCTTGCCAGATAATCTGCCGGTTATTCCGAAAGCGGTAGGCGATGTGATTGTAAAACTCAAACACAAAAAATTCTCTCTATCCGGAGCGATGAGCTACGCCGCAGTAGTTTCTTTATCTCCATGGATGACGTTTGAACATGAGGACACCTTCGCCCTTGCATGGGTGCTAGGTGTATGGCGCGTTGAGGAAACCGGCGAAATCGTGAAATTGGAGGCGGAGAAATGAGCCAACTGGAGAGGACGGATAAAAAAATGAAATTCAAGATTGTGGGCCGCAATGGCGAAACCAAAATCAAGGAATTCGAGTCTCAGTACGAAGCAGATTTATACTGCGAGCGTCTCAACTATGAGCGGTTGGAACGCCTTGGCTTGATTGAGCACCTGAACATGCCAGCAATCAAATTTGATTAGGAGTACATCACATTGGCAACATCTTTGAAGACAAACAGCTATTGGAGGGAAAGTAATGATTGCCGTCATGCTGCTAATCTCAGGTGCTGCAATATGGCCGTGGGCTAACTGGGAAAGGAAGTGAACAGTTTGGATAGTAAACGAGCACTAGCAGAAAATCTCAGACAAAATATTTATGATCTGAATATGACACAAGCCAAATATGCTGAAGACATTGGGATACCCCTTAATACGCTCGAATACGCCGTCTCCGGCAGGGGCAGTGTTTCTCTCAACACTCTGGATAAAATCGCACAGGGAGCAGGTCTCGACCCATGGGAGCTTATTAGGCCTCCTGAAGACAAATAAAAAAAGCGCACCATCACGGCACGCTTATCCCCCAAACTTTTACAAAATTTATTATACCATAAGGAGTGGACGCAGTGGTGCGAGCAACAAGATATTTTAGCCCAATTGATCATGACAAAACAATTGAAAACGCCAAAGAGGTCTTGAGGAACTACTGGCATCACAAGCGGCTCGCTCAACGCACCAAAACAGCGCTCAGAAGCCCCGTGATGGACGGCATGCCCAAGTCACCCAGCTATGGCAACAAAGCCGAGGACAAGCTCGTATCGCACGCTGAAGAGCTTCGATATGTAGCTTGCTGTGAAAAAGCTATTAGATCAGTCGAGTTAGAAAAATACAGAATTATTTTAACCGAAACATACCTTGTTTCCCTAGATAAACGTAAGCCATGGTGGCTAATAGCTGAGGAGCTACACTTGAGCAAATCTGCTTATTATAGAGACTTAAAGGAAGCACTGTTAGCATTTTCTGATTGGTGTGAACTAGTTGAACAGCCCCACAAAATCTAGGTGGGAAAATGTTGGGAATAAGTTGGGAACAGCTGACCATATTTAAGCCTTATTATTGTATTGTGCCAAAGGTGAGAAACCTGAGACACCGCATTTTTCCTCCGAGCCTCAGTGATGATAAAGCTGTGGCAAGGCGTGGCAAATGGACTGGCTGAGATAGTCGGGCGGGTTCGATTCCCGCATGCCACATTGTCCAGTTTAGCGACCGGACACAGCTTGCGATGACCCTAGCTGACAATGGGCGAGCGAGCAGCAGACACATGAAGCACAGATATCACCTCAATGTAGTATTCCAGTTCACGCTGGAGTACTATTTTTTTGAGGTGATTGAAAGTGAAGCTGCCACTGTATGAGCGAATTGGTGATTTTGTCTTAGGAATATTCCACGTAATGAAAACAAAGTGGGACAAGATTATTCCAATAATAATATCAATAGTTTCGGTTGCGATCAGTTTGAATACGTGGAATAGTTATAGGACAGCAAATGAAGAATACATGCAAAGGTCAAATCAAGCGTTGGTAAACTCTTCTAAACTAGCCGAAACTGACATTGATATTTTGACTGGAAAAGTTGCAGAGTCAGATCACATAGCCGTTACAAAAAATCAAATTGACTATCAAATATATAGCTTGAAACAAAATTTGAAAGTAATTGAAGATATTCAAATAACTCGTTTGCCTCAACGCAATTCAATGAATTACCAAGTCTATCGCAAGGACTTAGCTGATGTCATTTATCGATTAAATGCCAAAGTAACTGAGCTGTTTGAAAATAAAAAGTACAAGCAGTCTTTCTATCTAACTGCAGGAGACCGGGAAGACTTCATGAATTCATTGGCTGTAGTTAGACGGGTTCTTCTTGACGACAGAAATGCTTTGCAGAAGAGGAATGATCTAGCCACAAAATACTTAAAGTTCAATCAAAAATTCCAAGAAAAGAACGGTAAGGATTTGAATGAAAGAGTCAGTGGCGATTTGAACGTATATGGAGGGAAATAAAATGATTCTTTTTAGTCTTTTTCTAGGAATATTTAGTTTGTGCTTTTCTGTTTGTAATCTCGGATCAAGCGACATCAAACGAAAGACAAATCGGTGAGATATCAAGACGCCACGGCGTCTTTTTATTTACCCAAGCACTTCGCCAAACGGTGAGGTGCTATTTTTGTGCAACAAAAAGGCCCTCTGAGCGATTAACTGAGGGCCTAGCTACCGGTGTTTACTGAGGTGAAACAACGGTACCGAAAAAGAGTATAACACATGTAGCAATAAATCGGATTAAAAAAGCCCTCAGAGACCAGTCCAAGGGCCAAAAGAATGAAAAAACGGAATACTTGTGTGAGCAGCAGCGGTTGACTTGGAGGAGAAAGGCCACTGCTCACATATATATATTAGCACATTCCTTATAGAAGATACTAAAATAGCCCTCGGTTGGGGGCCGAGAGCCTAAAGAAAGGGTATTACAAAGGAGTGAAAATGAGTATCTGTTGGGAACAATTTAATTCTAACTCATCGAAATTTTTTAAGCAACAAAAAAGCTTTCGGGGCCTAATCCGAGGGCTTAAGAACTCGGGAAGTTCTTCATGAGAATGTGAGCAGCGTCATCAAACTGCTCACGGACATTATATTTTCGGAGGCGAGTAGATGCAGTGGACAGATGAACAAATCAGTGACATTAGGAAGCTCGCCTCTGAAGGCTTTACCAGACGAGAGACGGCAGACAAGCTCGGGATTAGCTATGATGCGCTTCAAGGTAAAGCAAAACGGCTTGGCATCGAGTTCCAAAAACCGCTAAAGAATGAATACGATTCAGACGGCACACAGTCCAGTGAAACCATTATAAAAGTTGTCAGGGGTCACAAAATGACGCCTAGAGAGGTTTTAGAAGCTCACGGGTATGATTACACCAAGTGGGAGCTTGTACGTGCCACAAGCAATTTTTGGAAGCAGACGCCTGAAGCGACATTGTATCAAAGCAAGATACAAATCAGGCCGCTAGTTGAAGCAGAACAATATGAATCATTGATGAATGACATCATCACACACAAGGAGCCGTATCAAGCTAAGGCTCCTATTTTTGTGGAATCAGATCGCTATTTGGTCATTCCTGCTTTTGATACACATTTCAACGGCCACACATTCGACCTCTATGCTGAATCGCTTAAACGGCAACTAGAGATCATTCAACGCGGCCACTACGCCAAAATATTGCTCATTCTGGGCGGTGATCTTGCTCATGTGGATAATATCAACTCGACCACAGCAAAGGGCACACAGCTCGAAACAACTGACCTAGGCGAGACTGTGAACGAAATGGAGCAATACTTCGAGACACTGATTGAAGCAATCATTAAGAATGCCAATGAGTGTGAGGTCATGTATGCGCCAGGTAACCACGACCCGTCAGTTGGATATATGTTTGCACGTCTATTGAAACGTGCCTACAGCAACCAGTCGAACATCACTTGGGATATATCACTGAAGCATTACAAAGGCACAATGTTAGGCCATAACTTCATTGGCGCCACTCATGGTGATAAAGGTAAGAACAACTACCTTGCAAAATATCTTGATGAGTTCGGCTTCATGTTAGGCACAGCACAGAATCGCGAACTGTTCACGGGGCATCTCCATTCAGAGATGAGTAAAGACTTAGGCGGATTCGTTCAGCGTCAAGTATCAACGCGGAAACCTACGGATAAGTGGACAGATGATATTGGCGTGGTTGCTCACAAAACGTTTGAGCTGGTCGAATACAGCGATCATGATACGAGGGCGATCTACTATGTCTAATGGAATGAAGCGAGTCGGTTACGGATATGTAAGCCGAACAGAGCAATCAATCATTGAGAAACTATCGAGAGAAGAAAAACACATGCAAGCAATCATCTACACAAAGCCACACTGCCAAAAGTGTCGGCGAACAATATTCAAGCTGTCACAAGTAATGCCGGTGTCAACCATCACAGCAGACGCGGACGACTACGAACGGTTCCTCAAGCTAGGCTATCGTTCAATGCCAGTCGTAAAAGTCTACAAGGCAGACGGCACACATGATGAATGGTGCGACTTGCAGGTTGACAAGATCAAACAATACACGGAGGCAATTTAGCATGTGCAATTTCTTATTACTGCTTACACTAATATTCGTGATGGCCAAGCTATTCGGCTTGATCGCATGGAGTTGGCTGCTAGTATTCGCGCCACTAATAGTGATGATTGCTTTGTTGGCGTTGTTTATCTTATTTGGGATCATCATTAGATTACACGAGGGGTGATGGGCATGACTAACACATCGTATACGGGAGATATCCATGCCAAGTAAGAAGCTTGCCTTTATAAATGGCAGACCACAATTGGTTGATGCAAATGCTCGTGTTAGATCGGAGGCGGATAGGCAGTACAACCGTGTGCGGAATGAGCAGCAGTCGGACTACCTTAGGTTCTATCACAGTAATGAATGGAAGCAGCTGCGTGAGCAGATATTGATTAGAGACAACAGTTTATGCCAACGCTGTGGCCTGCAAGCCTCATTGGTTGATCATATTGTTCCAAGCGAAGATGACTGGGAAGACCGCACGAAAGCGGATAATCTGCAGGCTTTATGCAGGGACTGCCACTATTGGAAGACGAGACGTGAGACAACCAAGCGTAAGAAGGGACAGCATCGAGCCATGAAGATTACAGTAATCGTTGGCTATCCAGCAAGTGGTAAGTCAACGTACGTCAAGCGACATCAAGGACAGCATGACCTCGTCTATGATTACGACCATCTTATGGCGGCGTTAACAGGCCTGCCATTACATCAGGGCAATATAGACGCCAATGATTATGTGCAGCTAATCTATGAGCTGATACTGCGGAAGCTTAAAGCAGAGCAGACCTTCGACCATGTGTGGTTAGTCATGACATATCCAGATGAGAAGCTAGACACATTGCTTGCTAGTCGAGATGTCGAACACATACTCATCGACACTGACCGAGACACATGCATCCAGAGACTGTCTAAGCAAGGTCGAGATGTGAGTCAACTCATCAAAGTGATGAACAAACTTGACGAAATGAAATCAGAAAACAAATTTGCAAAATTCAAGAAAATAAAAAATAAAAATTACAAAAATTGAATTTTTGAAAGAAATTTATCGGGCGAACAAACGGGCTGAAATCCTCCAGACCCCCCTCCATTTTTATCGGGGGTTACATTTCTCGAAGCGGAAGAACGGTCGGCCTCTTTTTTGCACCCCAAATTGTAACGATTTTTAAGGCGGCAGGGGTAAACTCAGCCCATTTTATATAGATATTAGGAGGTGAAGTGGGAAATGGCTGGAAAATACAAAGTGTTGCAAATGTCTAAGGGTGATTTGACCAAAGAACGGCAAGAAGCCAAGCTACATGCGGAATTAATGGCCAAAGATGGCATTCCAAAACTTCAGGTAACACCGCCTAATCATCTTGACCCAGTCGCCAAGCAAGAATATAAACGAATCATTGAATCTTTGGGGACCTTACCACTTAGAAATCTCGATCGCGCCGAGTTGGAAAACTATTGTACATGGTATTCGGTTTACAAAAACACATCGGTCAACATGAAATTGGCTTTAAAGAATGGAGATCAAGATGAATATTATGCGTACATTAGCACCTTGAATAAGGCCACCGCAAGCATTAAGAGCCTCGCGAGTGATCTAGGGTTGAATGTTAACAGTCGGATGCAAATGAATATGCCTAAGACTGAAGCACAGAAGAACGATTCAATCATTGATACTTTTGGCTGACTGTGATGGAGGTGATGCTGATTGTCAAAATTTAAGGATCCAATGCCTAATTTCATAAAACGTGTGCTAGACGGTCGTCTTATTACTTCTAAGGCAGTTAATCTCGCGGTGAAACGGCATCAAGAAGACTTGAAACGAACAGATTGGCGATGGCGATATGATCCAAATCTAGCGGGAAAAGCTGTTAAATTTATGGAGATTCTGCCAGAACCAAAAAGTGGAAAACCACAACCATTAGCACCGTTTCAAAAATTCATTATTGGCAGTATATATGGCTGGGTTGATAAAGATGATTCAAATATAAGGCGATTTACCGATGTGTTCATTTCGATGGCACGAAAAAACGGTAAGTCGCTTTTGATTTCTGGAGTCATTCTGTATGAATTTCTGTTCGGAAAGAATCCAGCCAACAAACGGCAATTATATACCGCTGCTAATGATCGCAAGCAGGCCGGCATTGTATTCGGAATGGTTAAAGACCGACTACGTGCGCTCATGCGGAAAGACCCTGGTATCAAACGAATGGTTAAGATTACGCGAGATGAACTTGTCAATTTAGACGACGGATCAACAATTCGCTCATTCTCTCGTGATACAGGACTTGTCGATGGCTATGAACCCCATGTTGCGGTGGTTGACGAATATGCCAACGCTAAAACAACAGATATGATTGAAACTCTTGCCTCAGGGCAGGTGTTACTGCCTAGTTATCTGACGTTCATCATTTCAACGGCTGGATTTGACATGAACGTGCCGATGTTTCAACAAAATTATCCATATGCCAAAAAGGTGTTGTCCGGTGAAGAAACAGCAGAACGCTATTTTGCATTTATTGCTGAACAAGACAACGTACAAGAGGTTGATGACCCCAATTCTTGGATCAAATCGAATCCGCTACTTGACGTTGATATTGTGCATGATCAGATCACCGACTATTTGACTACAAAACTATCTCAAGCACATGCTGATGGCAGTTTAAATGCAAAACTGGTCAAGAATTTCAACATTTGGCGGCAAGCGACTGAAGATAGTTATTTAGACTTCGATGCTTGGAAGGATGCTGAATTGAGTGAAAAGCCTGATATTCGCGGCAAAAGAGCTTGGATTGGTATTGATGTTGGTCGTACAAGCGACCTTTTTGCCATTACTTGGTTAATCCCGCAAGAAGGCTGGTGGTGGCTCGATGGTTATGCATTTGTCGCTTCTAAAGGCGGAATTGATAACAAAATCAAGACAGATCGGATTGACTACTTGGCTGCTGAACAACACAGTGAAGGCGAGATCAGCAGCTTAGAGTCAGGTATCATTGACAACGATCGGGTATATGAATGGCTCGAAGACTTCATTGAACGTAATGACTTGGATGTTCAAGGTATCATGTACGACCCTTATCAATTTGGACCAATGCTAACGGCAATTGAGAAGAATCATCCTGAGTGGCCGATGGTACAGGTGCGACAAGGGACGCTAACGCTGTCAATGCCGACCAAGCAGTTCCGCGATGATGTTATAGGCGGTCGCATAAAGCATTCAGATAATCGCATTATGCAGGCCGCCGCAATGAACGCGGTTCTAATGTCTGACAACAACGGCGTCCGTATTAATAAGAATAAGTATGCTAACAAAATAGACATGATTGATGCCACGCTTGATGCTTATGCCATCGCGTTCAAGGAAGACTTGGACAACTATTTGGACGACGACCGTGTGTTTAGTGACGACTTTGGCTTTTAGGAGGTGAGAATGTGAATGGAAAACTAGCTAACTTTTTTAGAATTCTTGGCGCAAATATGGCTGGAATTGCCACTGTTTTAGGCTTCATTTTAGCTGGATATGGGGCTTTTTTGATCAATAGACCTACTGGATTCATGGTTTGCGGCGGCTTGTTGTTTGTTCTCGCCTTTATTCTGCTGCTTCCTGATAACGAAGGGAGGTGAGATGAATGAAGCTATTTCGAGGATTGGCAACCGAAGTGGACCCTCACTGGGCAGATCATTTGCTTGATTCTGGGGTAATCCCATCATTTCGAGGTGGATACCTTGGGATTTCTGCATTACGGAATTCTGATGTGCTGACAGCTGTCTCAATTGTCGCAGGTGATGTTAGCCGATTTCCGTTGGTGATTACTGATCGTGAAACTGATGAAGTTATTGACTTGTCGAACATCGACTACTTGATGAACACCAAAGTGAATAAGCGATTGTCGGCTTATCAGTGGAAATTTTCCATGATGGTCAATGCAATTTTGACTGGCAATGCTTATTCGCGTATTGTGCGCGATCCGATAACCAGCGAACCGGCACTACTTGAGTTTTATGCTCCTTCACAGACACAAGTGGATACAAGCGATCCGGACAATATTGTGTACCGATTCACGCCTTATAACTCTACTATGCAAAAAATTTGTAGCTTTGAAGATGTGATTCACTGGAAATTTTTCTCATACGATACAATCATGGGGCGCTCACCGCTGTTGTCGCTTGGTGATGAAATTGGACTACAGGAGTCAGGCGTTTCAACGTTACAGAAGTTCTTCAAGAGCGGCTTGAAAGGCTCAATTATCAAAGCAAAGGAGAGCCGCCTGTCTGCCGAAGCACGCCAAAAGATTCGTGAAGATTTTGAAAGGGCACAGGCAGGTGCTGATGCAGGTTCACCAATTGTGGTTGATGCAACGATGGATTATCAGCCGTTGGAAGTTGATACCAACGTTCTTAATCTGATTAACAGCAATAACTATTCAACAGCGCAGATTGCGAAGGCTTTGCGGGTGCCAGCGTATCGATTAGCCCAAAATAGTCCTAACCAATCTGTTAAACAGCTTGCTGATGACTATATTCGCAATGATCTTCCGTTTTACTTTGAACCGATTACAAGTGAGTTTGAACTCAAGCTGCTTGATGACACGCAACGGCACCAATATTGCATAGGATTCGACACAAAATCAGTAAACGGATTGCCGATTGCTGACGTAAATACAGCAGTTAATGGCGGACTGTGGACTGGAAACGAGGGACGTGCGGAGCTTGGAAAGAAACCGTTAAAAGACCAGAACATGGATCGTATTCAGTCGACACTTAACACAGTGTTCCTTGATCAAAAGGAAGCTTATCAAGCTGAACACGCATCGCAATTGAAGGGAGGTGATGCTAATGGCAAAGGAACTACGAATGACGGCAACACCAATGCAAATTCGTGATGGGGATGATAATCACCCTGCCGTTATTGAGGGCTATGCCCTTAAATTCGACAGACAATCCGAGATTATGGGCAGTGGCGAGCTGAGTTTCCGCGAACGCATTGCCCCACACGCGCTGGACAATGCGGACATGAGTAACGTTGTTGCGCTATTTAATCATGACCAGAACCAAGTGTTAGGCCGCACGGGAGTCAATTTAGAGCTGACGGTTGATGAAACGGGGCTCAAATATACGTTGACACCTCCAGATACACAGCTTGGGCGTGATTTGTTAGAAAATGTTCGTCGGGGAATTATCAGCCAGTCAAGCTTTGCATTCACGATTGCACCAGACAAAGACGCGCAAAAGTGGCAAAAGTCAAGCGAACGAGGGGTTAAATACGAGCGCACGATCAACAACATTGATCATCTGTTTGATGTTTCGCCGGTGACAACACCTGCTTATCCAGACACTGAGGTAAAGGTCGGAGCACGATCGTTGGAACAGATAAAAGCGCTAGATCAGCCGCCAGAATGGGAACTTAAGCGGCGCAAGATGCTTTATCAACTGAATAAAGAGGAATTGCTCAAGGGCATCGAATAATCGGTGCCTATTTTTATACAAAAAATAAGGAGGGTCACTAGATGACTTTAGATGAAAAATTAGCTGCTGTTAAAAAGCAACTTGATGAAAAGCGTTCAGCGTTGCCAGCTATGAAGACAGAACTTCGTTCTTTACTTGAAGGTGAAGATTCCGAGGAAAACCTGAAGAAGGCAGAAGGCGTTCGTGCCAAGTATGATAAAGCTGGCAAAGAGATCAAAGATCTTGAAGAAAAACGTGACTTATACGAGGCTGCGTTGAAAGGCAATGAACAGCCGAGTGGGAAGAAGCCCAATCATCCGGAAGAGCATAGCTATCGCGATGCACTGAATGCTTATTTGCATACTCGTGGTCGTAATACTGATGGCGTCAATTTTGAAAAGACAGAAGCTGGTGAATTTGCAATCTTTCGTGCCGATCCTACCGATGCCAGTGATGCTGTAAATGCAGGTGTTAAGGCAGCAGACGCGGCCGTGACCATTCCGGAAACCATTAGCAACAACCCACAACGTGAATTGCAGACTGTTGTTGATCTGAAACCTTTCACGAACGTATTCCAAGCCTCCACACAAAAGGGTACTTACCCAACAGTTGCAAATGCTACAACCAAGATGGCTACTGTTGCCGAGTTGGAAAAGAACCCAGCAATGGCAAAACCGGACTTCAAATCGATCGACTGGTCTGTTGAAACGTATCGTCAGGCTCTTCCAGTTTCACAGGAATCTATTGACGACTCCGCAATTGATTTGGTTGGGTTGATTGCCCAGAACGCACAACAGATTAAGGTCAACACGACTAACAGTGCCGTTGCAACTCTGCTGAAAAGCTTCACTGCCAAGACGATCTCTAGCATTGATGATTTGAAGCATATCAACAACGTGGATTTGGACCCTGCGTACTCTCGTGCAATCATCGCGTCCCAGAGCTTTTACAACTTCTTGGATACGGTGAAAGACGGTAATGGCCGTTACTTGTTGCAAGACAGTATCTTGACCCCGTCTGGCAAGAGCGTTCTTGGTATGCCGATTGTTGTTGTATCTGATGATACTTTGGGTGCAGCAGGCGAAGCACACGCCTTTTTGGGTGACATCAAGCGGGCGATTCTGTTTGCTAACCGCGCAGACTTCATGGTGCGTTGGACGGATGACCAGATTCACGGTCAATATTTGCAAGCAGGAATGCGCTTTGGTGTATCTGTTGCTGACGAAAAAGCAGGGTACTTCCTCACATATACCCCAAAAGCGTAACGCCTGACGGAGTGACTTTGAGCCAGAAAACGTTCACGGGTGGTGTCGGTGCCACAAAAGATATCACGGTGACAGTCACTCCTGATGGCGCTCCTCAAGCAGTCGAAGCTGTGTCGAGCGATGAAAGCGTCGCTACGGTTGTTAAGAAGTCCGATGGTGTTTACACTATTACCAATCTGGCAGCGGGCACAGCGACAATCACATTTAGCACTAATGGCATCAGCTCAACACTTGCCGTTACTGTTAACGCCGGGTAGGTGATTACTCTTGGCAGATACTACGCTTGACAAAAGCCCACTGACTGATGAACAGTTTCAGGTTCTGAAAATGTACTTGAAAGTTGATCAGACAATCGAAGACCCAATGATTATGCAACTGGTGCATGACGCTTGTGGTGAAATCAGTTCGGCTATTAGTTTTGGATCAAATCCGGAACAATTTCTAAGCAATCCAGAAACTCGGGATCGTTTTTTCACAGCACTTATGAAGCAAGTGAAGGAAGACTATGACTACCGAGGTATGGGTGCTGAAGTCATGCGCTTTCCGTTGCAAACATCAACCACAAATATCATCAATCAGCTTCGCTCAGAATTGCCGGAAGAGGATGGTGATTCTGATGCGAACTAATCGAATGACTGAGAGAATTGCGTTCGTCAGCTATGAGTCAAAAAAGGTTAACGGAGTTCCGGTTGATGGTGTGCTTGTTAAGCATATGACGGTTTGGGCTGAAGTTCCTAAGGTACCAATCAGAGAAGCAAATGATCCACAGACGAAGTTGGGCACTCGCAAAGACAGCCCGACTTTTTTAGTGCGATTTTTGACCGCAGAGGAAATCCAACCAACTTGGAGAATTCAATGGCGTGGTAATGAATATCAAATCACAGGGCTTGATCCTGATTACGAGAGGCGCGATCTGACAACGATTACGGCAAAGGCGGTGAGCTGATGGGCGTAAAAGTCACAGGGGATGCTGAACTGCTCGCTAATCTTAACAAACTCCAATTTGGGGTTGCAAAAGAAGCTCGAGCGGCTGTCCGAGATGGCGCACAAAAGTTTGCCGACAAGCTAAAAAGCAATACGCCTGAGTGGGACGGCGAGACTGATATGAGCGGACATCTGAGAGATGACATTCAGCTTTCAAGTGTCCGTGAAACGAGTGGTGTAACAGAAGTAGACGTTGGATATGGTAAAGATACCGGCTGGCGTGCTCACTTTCCAAACTCTGGAACCTCTTTGCAAAACCCGCAGCATTTCATTGAGGAAACGCAAGAAGTTATGCGGCCAGTTGTTATCGCTACTTTCCTAAGTCACTTGAAGGAAGGCGGGATGTAATGGCACCTGAAAAACGTGTTTATGACATCCTGTCAGCCAATTTGGATATTGCTGACAAGGTATATATAGGTACCCCAGACTTCAATAACCAGACAAGCGTAACTCCTGAAAGTCTAGCTCCATGGGTGAGAATCACTTCTTTGCCCGGTGATGCTGCTGATTATGCTGACGATTCTAGGATATTAGAGTATCCGAAAGTGCAAGTAGATTTTTGGGTGGACAACACTGACTGGGATCAAGAAGAAAAAATAGAAACACAGATATATCAAGCACTACATGCGGCTGGCTGGGAAAGGTATTATCGCAACTCCTACGTTGATGGCGATACCCCAGCCCTTCGCATGACAACAGGATACTTTCAGTTTCAAGGACTGCCGATTGGCTAGCCCTTTTTATTTTCCTAAAGGAGGATTTTTAATATGGCAGATACTGCTGTTACAACTAATAAGAAGTTAGCAAAATTTGGGGCTTCGGCCTTCGAATACGGGGTTGTCGGTGATGACGACTTTGTACCAAGCACACGAAAGATTCAAGGCTTATCTAGTGTGAAATTGGATATTAAAACAGAGCAAAAGACGCTGTCCGCTGATGATGGCCCGTACTTGATTCTTTCTGGTGGTATCACAGAAGCAACCGAAACAATCGAAATGTACGATGTGGATTCACAGATGAAGTCTGATTTATTTGGCATTAAGGTTGTTAATGGGGTTGAAGTATATCCAAAGAACCTTAGCCCTAATTACGCCGCAACTTTGTTCCGTACGAAGCTCTCAAATGGTAAATACGTTTGGGTTGGTATGCTAAAGGGAATGTTCTCACTTCCGGGCGTTGATACCAAGACTGTTGACGGCACACCAGATCCGAGTGCTGACAGCATCGAAGGCTCATTTATTCCTCGTGGTGACCAAGATACTGGTAATGTTGTGTTGATTGGTCGGGAAGACAACGATGGGTTTGATTTCGATACCTTCCACGGCTATGTATTCCCTAAGACCGCTGAAGATGCGACTATTGCCCCAAAAGCGTAGTCGGTGTCAGCTTTGAGAACAGTTCGATTAATCTTGCGGTTGGCGCATCTACAGCGCTGAAAGTGCAAATTAATCCGGCTGATGCCGCAAATAAACAAGTTACTTTCAAAACATCAGATTCTAGCATTGCCACTGTTTCCAGTGATGGAACTGTGACCGGTGTGAAAGTGGGATCTGCAACTGTGACAGCCACAACTGATGATGGTGGTAAAACTGCCACCGCAACTGTAACTGTGGCTTAGCAATAAACTTGTCGCCTTGTAAATGCACAATACGCGAACAGCGGGCGGCTTATACCTAAAAAGGAGATTAAGCATGGCATATCAAATTAAACTAAATATCAAAGGCGAAACTTGCGTGTTCACACGAAATGGAGAGCCAACTTTACGTGATACCACGAACGCCTTAAAAGTGCAGCAACAACAGCTACGCATGCTAAACCGTAAAGATGGCCCTTCAAACGATGATTACGATGAGAACGAGAAAAACTTAGCCAAATTTGCGGTTGATTTCTGGAAAAACCAGTTTACTACCGATGATGTTATTGATGGCTCGTCTATTTCTTTGAAATCGTTGGATTCAATCAATGATGCCATTGGCGATTCTCTAAGCGATGGTGAAGAGAATGAGAAGGGCACAGCAAAAAAATCACCGAAGCGGACGTCAAAGAAGCCATTAGCAACCTTGACGACTTCTACAAAGCAAGGCTCTCTGAAGGCTACCGATTAGCTGACGTTGATGCTATGACGCTCCGCGATATTGAAAAGCTTAACCAGATTTACGAGGAACGGGAGACCACGATCGACAAGGCCTTTCCGTTCCTTTTCTAGTTCTATGAAAGGAGGTAAAACATGTTAGGAAATCTCGGACAAATTGCGGCTACCGTAAGTTTGAACATTGATCCGTTTCAAGTAAGCCAGCGAGTTTTGAATTCTTCAATTAAAGCAACTGCCGCTGAGTTGCGGGCTCAAGATGCTGCGTTTAAGGGCTCTGAAAAGTCTATCAACAACATGCGTTCAACCTATGACACATTGAGCCGCCAATCAAAGAACTACCAAGCTCAGCTTCAGAAACAGCGAAAACAGTATGATGAAAATTCGAAAGCGGTTGAAAGACTTAATAAAAGCGAGACTGCATCGCAGGAAGAAATTAATCGTGCTACAAAGCTGCAAGCTAATGCTGCATCACAGTATAATCGGACTGCTGCCGCTGCTGCTCAAAATGAAAATCGAATGGCGGCCTTACGCAAAGAGATTGCGCTGCAAAGTGACGGCTGGACTAAAGTATCAAACGGCGCCTCTAAATTTGCTACTGCTACAGGAAAAATCGGGTCTAAGCTTACAGGTTTTGGCTCTAAAATGACGGCAACTGTCACTGCGCCATTAGCTGTTGGCTTTGCAGCAGCTGCAAAGTCAGCCATTGATTTCAACAGTCAGATTGATGCTATTGGCCCGCTGCTAACAAATGGCGCAGCCGTTACTGGCAAGTTCAAAGCGCAGCTTAACCAAATGGCTGATGCTTCTAAAAAGTGGTCAGTTCAATATGGTATTTCGACTACTCAGATTAACCAAGGATTGGCCGATTTAGTTCGTGCTGGTTATGATGCTAATCAGTCGATGAAAATGATGCCTGCAATCTTGGACGCATCACGCGCTTCTGGCGATGACTTCAACACCACAATGGATGTCGTCACCTCAACGATGACACAGTTCAATGTCAAGGCGGGTAATGTGTCAAAAGTAACCGATGCCATGACTTATGCAGCTAATGCCACCAAGTCTGGCTTTGGTGATATGGGCGAGGCCATGCAGTACACTGGACAATCAGCAAATGCGGCGGGTATCTCGCTAAATGAAACGGTGGCAGCGATTGGCCTACTATCGAACGCAGGCCTGCAAGGATCAATGGCAGGTACAGCATTCAATGCGATGTTGCAAAAGCTTGCTGGTGCATCTGAAAAGGCCGATTCGCCTATGTCTGCTCTCGGCGTAAATGTGGCAGCCTTCAAAAAAGGCACGATTGGCTTGCCGGAAGTCATCGATCAGGTCACACAAAAAACCAAAGGTATGTCTGACGCTCAAAAGGTTGCCGCAGTTAATGCTGCATTTGGTGAGCGTGGTGGACGTGCTATGCTTGCATTAATGAACCAAGGTAGCTCTGCACTGGTTGATTTGACTAATAAAACTGCTAGTGCTGCTGGGGCAACTAAAAAAGTATCTGATGCCATGGGTAATACCGCTGCTGCGAACTTTAACAAGCTCAAAAGCTCGATTCAAGTCCTTGGCATCGAAATTGGCCAGAACTTACTACCTGCTTTGACACCGATGATTAAAACCGCAACGCAAATGGTGCAAGCGTTCGGAAAGCTAGACTCAGGTACTCAGCAGTCAATCGTTAAGTTTGCACTGTTTGCAGCAGTCATTGGTCCTATAAGTTCTTCTCTTGGCGGGATGCTCAACATCCTTAAAGGCGGTGCCACTGTATTTGCTTCTGTTACGGGAGGTATTGGACGAGCCGCTACAGCCGCAAAAATTGGCGGGACTGCAATGGATGTGCTCAAGTCTGGGTTTAGTAAGACAGCTTTTGAAGCACTGAAGGTTGCGCCTGCAGCGGCTGCGGCAGCAGAGGGTGCTTCTGGAATGGGAGCGGCCATGGGCGGAGCCGCAGCGAGCGGAACAGGTTTGCTAGCGGCATTGGGACCAATCGTCCCAGTTGTTTTAGGTGTGACAGCAGTCGTCGGTGCCGGTGTAGCCATATGGGAATTGTGGGGAAAAAAGGCTCTTGAGTCTGCTGACAGAACTTCACGATGGGGTACTGATATTGGTGCCGATGCCGACCGATCTGCTTCCAAAATGAAAGATGCCTCTGGGGAAATTTCTGGTGCTTTTGATGATACAAACCACACAGTCACCCAGAATGCTAAGACGATTTCTAAAGGGTTCAATGATTTAACGAAGGCCGCAAAAGAAGCCGCTGATCAGTCTGAGACAGCAGCAAAGAAATTGGCTAAAAGCCTCGGCGGTGAAGCCGCAGACAACATTGAAAAGCAGGCCGCTAAGGAAAAAGCCGCTAACGCTAAGCGAATCAAAGAGATGGAAAGCAACAACAAAAAGGCCCAAGCCATTACTGCATCGTTTAACAAGAGCGGAGCACAGATGACGGCTGACCAGTATCAACTGTTGGATAACTACCGTCGTAAAAATGCCGCACTGGCTGTCAAGACGCTACAGATTTCTGGATCACAACAGAATAATGTGCTCAAAGCTGTCCTTGGTGAGAGAACACGAATGTCTAAGAGTGCTGCCCTAGAGCAGTATCAAGATATGTGGAACGCTGCTAACAAAGAAAACAGTGCATACAAGTCGCAACAAGCAAAAATTAATGAAGAATTCAAGAATGATGCGACCATGCGTCACGTTGCTTTAGAAGGTTTAGAACGCGATCACCAGAATAAGATGAAGAGCCTCTATGCCGGTGCTATCCAAGCCATGAAAGCACAGGGAACGTCTCGCTCCGAAATGCTAGCGGAACTGCAAACTGACTTTCATCTGACAGCATCGCAAGCAGAGTCTGCGATGAATAGTTACGAAAATGCTATGGCGAAAGGCGTCAAGAGTAATCGCGACTTTGCGGCCGCAACTGAAGGATTTGGCAAAGCTGCGCAACAGGCAGGTGACCACTGGAACAATCTTGTATTTGACACCAAAACAGGAAAAGTTAAAACAAATCTTCCTGAAGTGTTGAAAGATACGGCCAGCACTAAAAAAGGTTGGAAGCAACTTGTCTTTGACCTCAAGTACGCCAAGATTACATCAAATGCCAAGCAAATGATTGTCGAAGCGCTGGCATCATCTGAACAATGGCAGAAATTGAGCGTTCCCGAAAAGAATGCAATTATCCGTACTCAGGGACGCGAGCAACTTGCTGATATTATGGATAAGTTTGTTTCCTGGAATAGTCTGTCGCTTAAGGATCAGCAAGTAATTGTGAAGGGCGATTACACGCCTTTAGTAAATGCTTTAGTCAAGAGTGGAGACTGGAACAATCTCACCTTGAAACAGCAAGAAGCCATTGTTAAGGATAAAGCAACAGTGCCATTAGTATCTTCACTTCAGCAAACCGGCGAGTGGCAGAAGCTCGACTTAAAAGTTCAAGAAGCGATTGTCAATGCTAAAGGCAAGAAAGATCTTGAAGACATCATTTTTGACATGGGAGTTTGGAACAAGCTTCCAAATACGCAGAAATATGCAACCCTAGTTTCTTTTGGCAAGCAAGACATCGCTGATATTATTGATCAGCTAAATTTGTGGAATACACTTACACCAAAAGAAATCAAGGCTGTAGCAAAGGGCGATACCAGCTCTTTGATAGCTGCTATTGATAAAGCAAATGACTGGAATCGATTAACTCTTGGCCAGCTAGAAGCAATCGTTAAAGATAAGGCTTCTGCAGGCTTAGTCCAGGCCATGATCAAAGCCGGAGAGTGGAATGGCCTATCAATAGAAGAAAAAACTGCTATTATGCAGACCAAAGGCAAATCCGACTTAGCCGATATGGTTGTTAAATACGGTCTTTGGAACAGCCTTCCAAACTCTACCAAAAGTCTGTTGATGAACGATTCCGATGCTCGTACAAAATTGGAAAAAGCTGGAGTTGCAATTGATCAATATAATTTGTTTAAGAACCCCAACGAAAAAGGGCTAAAAGCAAATAATACTGATGTGCTTGGAAAAACAGAAGAAGCCAAAGGGAGCATTCAGAAATACAACGAAGTTCTACCGGGATTAAAACTGTTCCCTGCCGATGCAAGTAAGGTTAAACATGAATCATCTTCAGGCGGAACGAGTATTGCTAAGTATAACGAGGTATTGCCGGGATTAAAACTGTTTCCCGGCGATTCAAGCAGCGTGACAAATCATGCGGAAAAAGGAAAGGAAGAAATAGGCAGCTTCAACGCTACAAATCCTCTCATGCGTTTCTTCCAAGGAAATTCGGGAAGCGTTGATGGAGCATCTAAGTCAGGTAAAAGTAGCATAACATCGTTTAACAGCAAAGTACCGATTATGATGTTTTTCAATGGTAACGCAGATGGTGTTTCATCAGCGTCACAAATTGGTGTTAATGCGGTTGCTGCATTCGGTGGCAATGCTACCATCACAAAAACATTCAGGATTAGTGCAGATATTGATCCCGCTGTACAACGACTTTTGAACAGTGGCAAGTTTGCACGAGGCACTCAAAACTTTACCGGTGGATTAGCAACTATTAACGACGCATCTGGCACTCGTTATCAAGAGGTCGTCACACTACCAAATGGAGCAAAATTTGTGGCATATGGGCGAAATGTTACCTTACCACTTCCTCGACATACAAAAATTGAAACTGCCATGCAGTCCGCAAGAAACTACTCGATTCCACGTTTTGCTGGCGGCACCACAGACTTCGGAGGCGCTGCTAATAGAATAAACCAATTGAATCCGCAAACCTTTGTTACCAGCATTTATAGTGGTGGCAATAGTCGTGTTGAGGATTTGCTTGCAAGACTGATCGAATTAACAATTTATCAGATTAATCATACACAACGTACTGAAGGCAAAGTGGTGCTGGAAAATAACCGCGAAATTGGCAAATGGTTGTACCCAACAATTAATGAGCTGGATAAGCAAAACACAATCAGAGAAAGACATGGAAGGGGTGTTTATTAATTGGCGAACTTGATATTTGGAGGACATAAGATTGGTAGTTCCGTTCTGCAGTTTAGTGCTGCTAGGGGAATTACATCAGAGATTGAAAACACTTCCCAGTCTGTTGGAATTAGCGATGGTGAGATGCTTATCAATAGTCGTCTTAAGTCTAGAATCATTCCAGTAACTTATGATTTTGTGGCGCTATCTCGTCGTGAATTTGAACGGCAGTTAGCGCCACTACTTTATAGCACGGATGTTCAGAAGCTAATCATTGATGATCGCCCCGATGAGTTTTGGTATGCAAAAGTTGACGGTAAGATTGATATGGACCGGGCTTATTTTCTTGGCACTGGTACTATTAATTTTCTTGTTCCCGATGGCATTGCGCACTCGGTAGCCACGAAGACGTTTGACAACATGCCATACAAGGACGTGCCAGTGAACCTGCTTAAAGGGACATCATCGAACAACACTGGCGTTGTTAAGGCGAATGCTCACGGAATTGATGGTATCACTCTGAAGAAAGTACCAGTCGATGGTGGCCAGACATATGTTTACACCATTACTTTTGGCGATATGGGAAACACTGGTCATTCGTCAGTTAATTGGTATGATGCTTCCAATAACTGGATATCTAGCCAAGCTGGTTCGGATATACCTTGGGTCTCTGAAGGGGGACGGTTCTCAACCGTATTTGTGGCTCCTAGTAATGCTGCTTATGCTGAGCTAAACCCAAGATACTTTAGCAAAACTTTCCCCACAGACACGTCTGTGTCTTGGACGCATGAGAAACTCGAACTAGGCACTTCTGCTTCTCCTTGGTCGCCTAACCCAGCTGATCCTGGATACTATGCCGACACCATCACGGTACACAATGGTGGTACCTATCCTGTTGAACCGGTTATTACGGCAACTATGCACGCTGATAATGGCATGGTTGGGCTTGTTAATGATCGCCCGGGTATTCTCCAATTCGGCACGCAAGAAATTGATGGTTTCATCACCGAAGAAAGCGAAGTAGCACTTGATTTGGCAGCCGTGCAAGGCTCACATATGGATAATCAAGCCGCCACAAACAATCCCTATTGGGGTGGTGATCCTAGTATGCCTAATGAACAGATTGGCAATGCGATTTGGACTCATGACGATTATGACGGCTGGAAGGTTGAGCCTAATTGGCCAAGTATTACTGGCGACCACAAGTATTGGAATGGTCCTTCAATCAAGCACAATCTCGTCCAGACGCATAACGGCAACTTCAAAAGCAATCTCACATGGGACGTTATGACACGCTTCCAAACTGGGGTAGCACAGGTAGGTGCGCTCGAAACAACGTTAGAGAGTGACGGTAAGCCAATTTTTCAAATGATACTGAAGGATAATAGCGCATTGTCCGATCAGCTTTGGTGGATGTGCTATTACAAAGGCCAACTAGTCGTCAATGAACAGCTTGATCGTAGCATTTTCACTAATGACAAGTTCATTCAACTGGAATTACAGAAATTTGGTAATTCAGTTGTTTTCCGAGTGTCCCCATGGGTTGGCAATCGAGGACGAGAGACGACTATTACCCGTCAATTCACTTTTGCGGACGCTGCTAGTGTCGAGACTAAGCAATTTTCAGCGTGGTTTATGCGAGACAAGACATGGGGCGAGTCGACTATGTATCTGATTGCGTCCACCGTCAAATGGCAAAACGTTAGCTGGTATACGAATATCAAGAATCGTTTTAGCGATGGTGATGTTCTCAAGATTGATGTGGCGAACGCTAAGACGTACTTGAATGGTTCTCTTGACCCAACCATGCACACGTTAGGTAATCAATGGGAGCAATTCAAACTGCCGCCCGGTGATACTGAGATTGCTATCACGCCCTCGAGCTGGGCACAACCATTTGCGTGTGAAGTCGAGATAAGGGAGGCCTGGCTATAAATGGAGTATTACTTTGCAGATCGAAAATCAAACATTTTGGGTGTTGGGTCGACTGATGGCAAAGGCGAATGGCGAATTGACAACGATATAGAAACACAAAGTGTTGACAATCGTCCTGCGGTCGAGCTTTCTCTTGATATTCACTTCACGACTGATCAGGAACAAGCAGTCAATGAGATGGCTAAAGCAACCAACTTCATCATGTATCAAGATGAAGAAGGCAACGCTCACCAAATGGTGATTGAATCGGTTGACCATGATTCACTAGGCCACATTCACTCAATTGTTGCCAGCGATGCTGGTAATGATTTAATTAACGAAACCGTTGGCGCCTTCAAGGCCGACAAGCCATATACCATCGCTGACTACATCACAAGGTTTACAAATGATTCTGGCTGGGAGATTGGCATCAACGAATTTCCTGACAATGTTCGAACACTCGAGTGGACTAGTGAAGAATCATCGTTGGCTCGCATTATTGCCGTGGCAAAAGATTTTGATGCAGTGCTTAGTTTTGGCTTTGAGTTTGTTGGAACCAACTTGGTTAAGCGTGTCATTAACATTCGGCATGAAACGGCCGGTGACAGCTTGATTTCCTTTGAAATGAATAAGGACATCAACAATATCGTCACGCATCTCGATACCTATGACATGGAAACATCTATCAAGGCTTATGGAGCGGTGCCAGAAAGTACGAATGGATCAACTAATCAGGACCCAATCAACTTGATCGGCTACAAATGGACTGATCCAACGGGACAGTTTGTGCTTGATCAGTACGGGTTCTTGCACGATACCATTGCTGTGCAGAAATATTCACGTTTGTTAAGCAACAGCAACCCTAACCCAACACAGTCTGACTGGAATCGGGTTAAAACGTTTGATTCAAAATCGCAGGCGGAACTTTTGCAAGCGGCTTTGGCAGACTTGAAAAAGTATAACCACCCAAACGAAACGTACGACATTGATTTGGTTAATTCGCCATACGTACCGCTTAATCAAACCGTCCACATTGCCGATGAGAATCAACAGCTATTCCTGTCTGCCAAAGTGTTGAGCATTCAGCGCAGCCGTGCTAACCATTCTGTCAAGCTTACTTTGGGTGAGTTCGCTCATGAAACAGTCAGCTTTGACCAACGCCTCAGTGAGCTTGCCAACCAGATGTCGAATATCTCAAAAACCGTTCAATACTATCCTTGGCTTCGCTATGCCGATGATGACAAGGGTACCAACATGAGTGCCTTCCCAACTGGTAAGAAGTATATGGCAATCGTTTGGTCGAACAAGTCATCCGTTCCAAGTGATAATCCGGCTGATTATGCTGGTAAATGGGCACTGATTAAGGGCGAAGATGGCGCGGATGGTAAAGATGGGGTGCCAGGGAAACCGGGTGCCGATGGTAAAACACCATACTTCCATATCGCATACGCCGATAGCAGTGACGGCAAAACGAACTTTTCGCTCGATACTCCCGGCTCTCGCAAGTATATCGGTAGTTATACAGACTTTACGCAAGCTGACAGTACTAATCCGGCTGTTTATAGTTGGCAACTAGTGCAGGGGCCAAAGGGCGATACTGGTCCTCAAGGCCCTCAAGGGCCACAAGGACCACAGGGACCGCAAGGTGTTCCCGGAAGCAAGGATGTGCCATACACGTACATTCAGTTGGGAACACCCACAAGCCCCAAGAAAGGCGACCTATGGTGGCATGGGACAACGCTTAACGATGCCACAGCATTACAGTATTACAATGGATCAGCTTGGATTGACCAAAGTATCCAGCAGGCAGTTCTCAGTATCAAAAAGCTGCAATCGATTGAGGTTGACACATCAACCATCAATTCGCCTGACATTAATTCGCCATTCAGCCATGTTCAGATTGACGGCGCCAAGAGTTCTGGCAACCTTGAACTTAAAGATGCTAATCTAAGTATACTGGGCAACATCGAAGACAATAATGGTAATCCCAACGGTCAATACTACAAATCACTTTTTAGTCCAAAGGGTATGTTCAACTACATCACGACACCCGATCGAAAGGGGATCGTGTCGTCAGTTGCACTCCAACGTGGTGCACTTCAGTTACAAACATTGATCAGCGACCCCAGTGCCGCTACAAAAAAATATATTCAATCTGAATTCACTTCGGCAGACAACGTGACATTTTTCTACGTCAATACAACCGCGCTAAGCAATATTGATATTGATTGGGCATATATTTACTACACAAGACGTGGAAATTTGGTGACCGCCAACTTTCAAATTCACACAATAGCTAATCAGTACAATTTCTTGAGGCTCGCAGATATTAGACCCGGTTACAAGCCTTATTTGACAAACAAGATTGTTGCAAGCTGCTTGAGCTTTTCAGATCCCGGACAATCTACCGCTATGTATTCAAGTACGCCAAGCGGAGGAACGGTCGGCTGGTATAGCAACATTTCCAAAGCTTATGGCAGTTATGGGGGATCTGTTTCTTATCTAACACAAGACGACTATCCAACGGGGGATTCATATTTTGCGTAACTGGGAGATGACATTATGAAAATCAAAGTGTGGACGGACAGCAATAACCGTCTGCTTAATTGGGCATATGCTGATGAAAACAGACCGGTAGGACCAACTGATGAAGGATTCGAGGTTATTGAAGTTGACGATGCTGTTGGCTTGTATGAGAACCATGCCAGCGTTATTGACGGCCAAGTCGTTCCTGATACTGGCTATGATCCAGACACTGCCAGTCCTACACCTGAGCCATCTGAAGCTGACTTAGCAAATGCTGAAACTATGAAGACGGTTGCTAGTCTAACTGTGTCAAACGCAGCTTTGATAAAGCAGGTGGCAACATTGACCAAGGAGGCAAAATCGTGAACGCATATAAACCATTGATTATCAGTTACTATCAGCAAGGGATCTACAACAAGGATGACTTAGCCTTATTCGTGAGTGTCGGATGGATTAGCCAAGCAGAAGTAGATGAGCTTGTTAAGCAAGTCGCCAGCAAAAGCTAGCGGCTATTTTTGTGGAAGGAAGTATAAAGATGTGGATTTCAAGAGTTGGATAGATATGTTTGTGGAGTTGGGTGGTGGAGCTTTGTTTGGTTGGTTTGCAAGCCAATGGCGCATGCATCGAAAGCATGGAAAGGCAATTGATTCAGGCCTTGTCGGTTTGCTTCATCATGAGGTTTACATGCTGTGTAACCATCATATCGAGGTGGGGTATATCAGCACGGACGACTTGGACGATCTTAATTACCTTTTCAGCAGCTACAAAGCACTGGGCGGTAACGGAACGGGCGAAGCGCTATATAACAAAGTTTTGCAACTTAGGATTAAAAACTGAAAGGAATGTTCAGTATGAAGATTAATTGGAAAGTACGAGTATTAAGCGTCAAATTCTGGCTGGCATTAGTGCCGGCAGCTTTGTTGGTTGTACAAACAGTGGCAGCGGTTTTCGGTTACAACTGGGATTTTGCCAACTTGGGCAAGGAGCTCACCGCAGTGATCAATGCAGTATTTGCACTGTTGACCATTGTGGGGGTTGCCGTTGACCCAACCACAGAGGGCGTCAGCGACAGCCAACAGGCGTTAGCTTACCCGGCACTCATTACCACCAAGGCAGCTAAGATCAAGGCGCTAGAGGATCAGATTAAGGCACTGCAAGCGGATAAAGAGACCGATCAGGCAGCTTTAGAAGCTGCTAGTTCTGCGGCTCCCGCTGTCGCTCCGGCATCTTCAGCAGCACCAGAACCAGCATCTGCAGCACCAGCAGCTAGTCAGGAGGCAAAATAATGGTCTTACATGGTATTGATGTTGCATCTTATCAGCAGGGCATTGGCATTAGCGGCATGACCGCGGATTTCGTCATTGCAAAGGCAACCGAAGGGACAACCTATTTGAATCCGGCTTTTGCCGATCAGGTCAAGCAGACGTTGACATCAGGCAAGTTGCTTGGCGTCTATCACTTTGCAAGCGTTGGTAATGCACGGGATCAGGCCGCTTACTTTTTGAGCCAAGTCGGTGCATATGTTGGAAAGGCTGTCTTAGTGCTTGACTTCGAAGGGCCAGCAGTAAGTCAGGGCGTTGGCTGGGCGAAGCAGTGGCTGGATTACGTCAAAGCTAAGACCGGTGTGGCACCGATGATCTACATGGGTCTTTCGGACGAAAACCGTCTTGATTGGTCAAGTGTTGCTAGCACGTATGGCTTGTGGGTTGCCCAGTACAACAATTACAATGCGGTTAATGGCTATCAGCCTCGCGATATGTATGGCAGTACACGGAACTGGCCAGATCCTGCTATTTTCCAGTACACTTCCGTGGGCAGATTGTCTGGCTGGGCTGGCAACCTTGATCTCAATGTATTCTACGGCGATCGTGCAGCATGGGCTGCTTATGCTGGTCAGGGTGCCAGCTCTCTGCCAACACCACCAGCTCCGCAACTGTCTGTTAAAAAGGTAAACGTAAGCTACGGTCTGCATGTACTCGGTGGCGGGTGGCTTGATGAAGTCACTAACTTTGGCGCTGGTGACAACGGGTTTGCTGGATTGCCAAATCATCAGCATGATCTGCTGTACATCAAAGTTGATCATGGTAGCGTTAAGTATCGCGTTCACACAGTCAAGAGTGGTTGGCTGCCTTGGGTAACCAAAGGCAATCGCAACGATACGGTCAACGGCTGTGCCGGTATTGCTGGTGAAGCGATTGATGGAGTTCAGATCATCTTTCTTACTCCTGCTGGTGAGTCGTACCAGCAAGCGTATTACCGCAGTCAGACGACACAACGGGCTGGCTGGCTCGGCGTTGTATGTGATGATGGCACGAGTTTGCCACAGTACACAGACACATATGCCGGCATGTTTGGAGAACCTCTTGACCGCTTGCAAATCGGTATCAGTTCGATCAATCCATTTTAAGCACATTACAAAAAAGTCCTCTGCTCGCTAACGCGGGTGGAGGGCTTATTTTTGTTGCTTTGAAGCACGGGCATAATGCTGTAAAATAAGATACGTAAGCAACAAAATATTTTAGTCAGCCTGTAATACCTTGTCGTTCTGCCTCCCTTGCTCAGGGAGGATTATTTTTGTACATAAAGTTGACAGAACCGTTCTAAAAAGGCAAAAGGTTTACATACGCCGGCTTAGGTAACTTATTATGAGCAAATTGTTTGCATACGCAGCATGACCATGCGATACTGACGGTGAAGGAGAAAAACTCCAATAGCTAGGAGTAAAAAGCTCCTTAGGAGTTGGCAAGCTAAGCTGCTACCCACCCCAAGAATAATCGCGCATACGGACTGTATACTGGTAGGAACCTGCCCCCTCGGCGGGTCTTCCCGATTAAAACAATTCCTTGCCAACTCCGCCCGGTTCCAACTGTGGACGGGGTTTTTCATTCATTTTTTTGATGTGCACACAATGTGCACAAAATGTTATAAAAGCCTATTAAATAGGGATCTAGTTTCGCACTTACTCTCCGTTTTATTGTCTCTAGTTGCTTTCCATAGCTTCCCAAAACGCTGATATGACAGTGTTTTGGGATTTTTATTTTCTCTTGTTTTTGGATGTTTTAAAAATTTTGAGACTAAATTAAGACCTGCTGGACGAGACTAGATCTTTATTCTTAAAGCCTATGCTACAAAAGTAAAATTGACGCTAATTTTTATTTGTAATAAATGTTTAAAGTACTTGCCATTCTTGGCTGTCTCCGGTAGTCTTGTACAAGTAGTAAGTAATCGTCATGGAGGATTAGCTCAGTTGGGAGAGCGTCTGCCTTACAAGCAGAGGGTCACAGGTTCGAGCCCTGTATCCTCCATCAGTTTACGTCCGCTGTCACTGCGGGCGTTTTTTTGAATTGTTAAGCTAATTCAACGTCTAAACTTTGATTGTGACATCGTGAAAGTTAAAAAAATCCTCCCTAAACTGTTGAATTAAGGGAGGAGATTTAGTGTTGACGGTGGTATTTATGCTAACCATGCATGCGTGCTAAGTAGAGTAAAAGGGTCATGATTAATGGACTGAATTGATAAATGTAACGAGGCAATTTAAAGGGACGACGACTGTTAATGACGGTGACAATGATGAACATGCCGCCAATGGCAATGAAGTTTATTCGTTGCTGTACATAGCCAAGGATGGCAACGACCAGTAGAAGAATCAGATCGGTCCACTTAGGAAAACGGTTGGCCCAAAGCCCGATCAGCGCAGGTAAATAGAGAAGCGCTAGGTCTAGTAGCATGGTGCGATTGAAGAAATGCAGGCTGGCATAGATTAGCGTAATTTGAAGTAGCAGGGCCTGACCAAAAACGACAGTGTCAAGCCAGAGCGCAGGCATTTTTTGCGTCTGTAAAAGAAACGCAATGACGATTTGAACAATAATGAGTGGCAGTAGCAGCCATTGATTGATTGTGCCGATGATACCGCTAACGCCTGCTATGAGCAGTAGGAGCATAAGCTTGTTTGAACTGACGAGTGTTGTTCCAGCAAGACATATTGTCATAAACAGTAATGCGACAAGTTGAAAAGTCCAGTTGACTTGCAGCGCCATAGCAATTAAAAATGGGTAAGCAAGTGCCTGGCCTAAGAATGCGATTGCGTAGGCGCTTTGATCGATTTTTTTCAAGATGGATGTCCTTTCTATATAGCCTCATTTTACAAAACCACGTTGCCAGAGACAAAGATTTTCGGAATTTTTATATTTTTTATGTTATGCTACTAGAGTTGCAATACATTCCCGATGGGGTTCGTTAGCGATTAACGAACATGCCTTGTAACCGAAAATCATGAGGGGGAAACAAACGATGCAAGAACGCCATTTATTTACTTCTGAGTCTGTATCAGAAGGACATCCGGATAAAATTGCTGATCAAATCAGTGATGCCATTCTGGATGCAATGCTCGAAAAAGATCCGAATTCTCGAGTTGCGTGTGAAACAACTGTGACGACGGGATTGGTGTTGGTGGTCGGCGAGATTTCGACCAATGCTTATGTTGACATTCAGTCCGTTGTTCGTGGCACGATTAAGAAAATTGGTTATACAAAAGAGTCTGGGTTTGATCCGGATAGTGTCGGTGTTTTGGTTGCACTTGATGAACAGAGCCCGGATATTGCCCAAGGTGTGGATGAAAGTCTTGAGGCCCGCGATTCCGATACCGATCCGTTAGATAAAATCGGTGCCGGTGATCAAGGGATGATGTTTGGGTTTGCCATTGACGAAACCGACACCTATATGCCATTACCGATTTCGTTGGCTCATGCCTTGATGCGTCAAACGGATAAATTGCGGCACGCTGGCGAAATCAGTTATCTGCGCCCAGACGCAAAGGCCCAGGTAACAGTAGAGTATGATGATAATGAGCAGCCTGTTCGGGTTGATACAGTAGTTCTTTCTGTTCAGCATGATCCTGACGTCACACTGGAAGAAATTCGGCGTGACGTAGAGGCTAAAATCATTCGGAAGATCATTCCAGCTGACATGATGGATGATGACACGAAAATTTATGTTAACCCGACCGGTCGCTTTGTCTTAGGTGGTCCGCAAGCCGATTCCGGATTGACTGGTCGTAAGATTATTGTTGATACTTACGGTGGGTTTGCCCGGCATGGCGGTGGGGCCTTTTCCGGTAAGGATGCGACGAAGGTTGACCGCTCTGCTAGTTATGCAGCGCGTTATATTGCTAAAAATATTGTTGCAGCCGGCTTGGCTAAACGCGTGGAAGTGCAACTGGCTTATGCGATTGGCGTTGCTAAACCGGTGTCGGTATCTGTTAACACATTTGGCACCAACGTTATTTCTGAACAAGTAATTGAACAGGCTATTCGCGAGAACTTTGATTTGCGACCAGCTGGTATTATTAAAATGTTAGATCTTAAGCGGCCGATTTATGAACAAACAGCGGCTTATGGTCATTTTGGACGTACAGATGTTGATCTTCCTTGGGAGCACTTAGATAAGGTGCAAGCACTTCTCAAGTATCGAGATTAGCGAGAAAAGAGGCGGCCTTGGACGGGCGTATTCCCATCCGGGTCGTTTTTTTATGCTTTGGTAGTGTGAGATTAGCACTGGCATCGCGCCGGCTCGCGCCTCACCTAACGCGCTCCCCGGCGCAGAACCCTGCGTGTAAGGACCTTAGGCGCAATGGTCAAAGTGTGACCAGCACGGCTAAAGACGGCTTGATTTTAAGAAAATAGGCGGGAGGACGGGAAAGTTTTCTGATTTAGGCGATTAAGGGAACTGACATTGCGTTCTATAACACGCTCCCCGGCGCAGAAGTCTGCGTGTAAGGAGACCTTAAGCGCAATGGCCAAACCCGGGCCATCACGCTTAAGGCCGCTTACACTCCGACTTTTAATCGCGCCGGCTCGCGCCTCACCATAACGCGCTCCC